CAACTAAAGGAGATAAAGAAATAAAAGCTATTTTAGAAGCGATTGACAAAGGAATAATTGACTTTCAGGAAGCAATACCAAAGATTCAAGAACGTATCTACAATAAGCTATTATTATTCCAAAAGGAGTTATCTGTACAAGGTGAAACAATAACCAACACGGTTAAAAATGTTAAGTTACTTGGCAGTTTAAAAAATGAGATTGAAACAATAATATTAGACGATACTGATTACTTAGAAGCAGTTGCAAAGTTTAGCAAATTGTATGACTTAGTTACAAAGCTAAACAACAATTATTTTAAGGCAATAGAATCAAAATTTACTCCATCCAAAGTTATTGAAGAAGTAAGAAAGCAATCAGTATCTTTAGTGATTGATGGACTTACTGAATCAGGGTTGCAATCAAACTTTATTAATCCAGTTCGTGAAATAATAAATACCTATGTAACAACGGGAGGAAGCTACTCTAAGTTAAGCGGTGAACTTAACAACTACATAAACGGATATAGTTCAGATGCAGGGCCTATTGATGGCAGTTTTGTCAAGTTTACTAAACAGATAACAACCGATGCCTTAAATCAATACAATGCTCAAGTAAATGAGATTACAAGTTTAGACTTAGGTTGGGAATGGTATAGGTATGTAGGTAGCAACATCAAAACTACTCGTACATTTTGCGAAGCCTTAACAAAAAAAGAATATTATCATAGGTCAGAGTTGGCACAGATAATAAAAGGAAACTTTGCCGAGTTTAAAGAGATGAAAGGTCAAATATACGATAAAACAGGATTGCCTCAAGGGATGTATGACGATACCAACACAAGCAACTTTCCTATTTATCGAGGCGGTTACAACTGCGGACATCAAGCGTATGCAATCCCGACATACTTAGTGCCTCAATCAATTAGAAAGTCAATTGGGAAAAATTAATTTGTACTTATAGATAATATCAATAACTTTGGCAAAACTTATAAATATAATTTATGACACAAACAAAAGAGCCTACATTTATGAGGCTGAAGATTACAGACACCAAAGGAATAATTAATTATGTTCCTTTAAACAAAACAAATCGTGAATTTTATTCTGAACACAAAAAGAAACTTTCTAACGAAAAAAGAGAAAAGTTTTTGATTGAAGAGGTAGAATTGAGTTTGCACGATGCCGCAGAGTTAGGCATCTATGAAGCCTATGAAATCCTAAACCCACCTAAAAAGAAAGGTGCAGTAAGCCAACAATCAAATGATGTGATGGCTATGCTAATGAGCCAAAACCAAGCATTAATGGAACGCTTGGCAGTATTGGAAAGTAAGGAAACAACCAAAAAAGAAACCTTAAAAAAATAGTTATGAAATATCCAGTTAAAAAACCAAAAGGCGGCTGTAAAGGTTGCGGAAAATAATTACTAACCAATACAAAAAAACAATGATTATAACAGATTATTTTGTTCAATTATGCGAAAAAGCAGGGATTGATACCAAAGACACAGACTTAATTGATTTACTCTCTAAATCTGATTTGTCAAAAATTCAAATATCGGATTCTTTGATTGAAAAGATTAACAAAAATGTATTGACTAAAGAAGAAGCAAAAAATTCTCCTGAGTTAAAAAAACATTTTTACGGAAATGCACTTGATCCAATAAATAAAAAGATTGCTGCCTTTTTTGATGAATATGGATTTGACGATGGAATGAAGGCTGAAGTATTAGCCGACACATCTACCTATTCACAATTTGAAAAGACCGTTAAAAAGATTGCTGAACTAAAAGAAAAGCAAAGTAATAGCGGAAACAAAGGCGAAAAAGCAGACTTAGAAAAAAAGATAAATGAGTTAGCGGCTGAACTTTCAAAGGTTGCAAAACAAAAGGAAGATGAAAAGATTGCCGCAGTAAACGAGGTTACTCAAAGATATGAAAATCAATTTTTAGAAATGAATATTGATTCTATTATTGGTTCTAAAAACTTACCTGGACAATTTGCAAAAGAGATTGAAATAAAGATTGCCAAAGAATTTGTCAATAAAAAACTTGCTGAAAAAAATGCAGTTTTAAAAAATATTGAAGGAAAATTAAAACTTGTTTCAAAAGATAACGAAGATTTACTTATCTTTGACGCAGGGAAAGAAATTTCCTTCGATTCTCTCACAGAAATGGCTTTGGCCGAAAACAAATTTTTAAAAGTAAGTGGTCAAAATCCACCTGCTAACAATGGTTTTAACCGAAACAACGGAGGCCAAAATCCTCCAAAACAGAACGCAGCTACAAATTTAGCCCTAAGCGAAATAGACATTGCCTTAGAAGGTTTTAAAGAGTAGTTTAATACTACAACAAAATGGCTTTAGGTTATTGCCCAGCGGTACTCCAACACATGAAATTTATCATAGGAGAAAACGCACCAGAACACAAAATAACTCCATCAGGTTTTCTAAAAGCAAACCTTGAGAAAGGAGCAAACGCAACACCAATTCAAGATTCACTAAGTTTAGCAAATACTGCTGGACACATCAAAGATTTGAGATTAAAATACTACAACAGAACAGTACCTTCTCAAATGGCAACTGCTGACAATTGTGATATTGACTTGGTTCAAGCATATTCAGAAATAACAATTGACACTACATCAATAGTTAAATTTGGATTGCATTTTAACGATTCCACAATTGCAAAATATTGTGATGAAGCATCTCGTTCAGTAGCAATTGGTTCAGCACCAACTCCATTTATGGAAGAACACTTAGCTGGATTAATGGCCGCAATGAATGGATTTGTAAGCAAAATCGACCAAACATTGTTAGGTCAAGTAGTTTGGGGTACAAACGCTGTAACAGGAAACAATACTGCTGTATCAGTAAACTTTAATGACGATTCAACAGTTAATCTTTTCACAGAAGGTTACACTAAATTGTTGAATGATTACGCTTTCAATGAAGGTCAAGGAACTCCAATTGTTGTTGGTAGTGGTTTGATAAATGCAGCAATGATTCAATCAAAAATTCCTGCATTAACTCAATACTCTCCATTAAACAATGGTGCCGGTGCTAATCAATTTGATTATTACCACGACATCAATGCAGCTTCATCTTTTGGAACAAATCAATTTGGTGTATTTATGCCGGGTACATTTGGAATGGTTGAATTAGATAGATACAGAGGTTTTAGAGCTAAGAAATTAGGTACTTCAACATTCTGGAATATGGCTATTCCTTTAAATATGCCGGGTGCAGATGGTATTCTTCCATTAATGTACATTGACTTCCAATTGAAAGAATTGGATTGCCCACAAGAATCAACAGTTGGTTACGAAACAGTAACACTTGATGCAGGTTATTCATTAATCATGTCTAAAAGATTTGCTTTATGGCAAGTGCCTTCAAATGCTTTCCAAGCGTCAGACAGATTAACTGGGAACAATGGTGCATTACGTTACACAGCAGCTAATTCTTAATCTCTATGAGCTGCTTTGATGGTTTAATAAATCTAAAAGGATGCTCAGTTACTGAAACTCCGGGTAGTGTTTATTCTTTGAATAGCCTACCCGGTATTTCACTAAAAGCATTTGAGGATGTTGCAAATAGTGAACAAGGCACTTATTTAGGTGTTTGGGATAATGTAAATGAAAGGGCAGAAGCAGCGATTAAAAACAATATTATTTCTTATTTATCTACAAGATATAAATTAAGAAGAGTAATAAGAACGGTTGACATATCCGATATAAATAATACTTCAATTGTTGCAGATTCTTTGTTTAAAGGGATTTTAATTAATTTAAGTTGGAGCAATACAGAAAATTGGAGGTTATCACCTTTTCAAAATATTTCAATTCAATCTGTAAGATATTATAAGGTTGGTGGAAGTGTTGAAACAAGTCAAAATATTGTTTTCTTTAACTACTTGACAAAAGAAGTTTTATTTACAAAAACAATTGATGTTACTGCAATGACTACGGGATGGAACAATGTTCCAATCAATAAAACATTTGATGTTGCACAATTAGGAATAGGATTTAGGCAAGTTGCTAATTCACTAAGTTATTTGAGCAATGATTCTAATGGACTTTATGCAGAGGCTTGTGATTATTGTTATAGCTCAGAATGTGGGCAGATTAATGGATTTGTTAGTTCAGATGACAAGGTAAGTGGCACATTAACTTACAACAATACAATAGTAGGTTTACAAGCAGTAATTACGGTTGGATGTTCATTTGATGCAGCGGCTTGTAACAATAAACTACTTTTTGCAGAAGCCTTTTGGTATTTACTTGGAGTTGAGTTTATGGTTGAAAGGCAATATTCTGAAAGAATAAACTTTATGACAACCGTTTTAAAAGAGGAAGCAAACGAATTACAAGCATTGTATCAAACGAGGTACGAAGAAGCGTTTAAAAATGCTTTAAGTGGCTTACAATTCGATTGTGATGGGTGCTTACAATGTGATAACCAAATTCAATTCTTTCCACAGCTACCATAAATGGAAATAACATCAAATTTGACTTCTGTAATTGGCGAAATTTTGGGCAAGTTTGAACAACTTGCAAATCCTCAAACTGTATCGAGGGCGGTAGCAACTGCCTTAATGCCTGAAATGAGAAAGAGGATTCACGTTGATGGCAAAAATTCAAAAGATAGTCAGATAGGTGTTTATTCTAATTCTTATTTAAAGTTAAGACAAAGAAAATACAATAGAACAGCCGATTCAGATGTTGTAATTTCACTAACAAGGCAATTAGAAAATAGTTATGTTTTAGGAGGCACACAGACATCTTATAACATCTCTTTTTCTACTCCATTGTCATTTGACAAAGCTACTTGGATGGAAGAAAAGTATGGCAAAATTTGGGATTTGACAATCAAAGAACAAGACATTGCTCAGATAGTAGCAAACGAAGAAACTAAATTAATAATGCAATGAACCTAAGAAATTTAGTTGAGTTAATTGATACAAAAATAGTTTCACAAGTTGGAATGATAACTACATTGCAGCCGATTAAAGCATTTGGATTAGCTGAATTTTATTATGACCAAGATACATTTTATCCGGGAATAATAAATGGTGGCAAAATCGAAGAAGTCTTTTTGAAAGACAACTTTAACCTAAGTTGGTATTCAAGAAATACAAACGGAAGTTATACTAACATAGAAAATAATTTTGGCAATAAAAATAACAAAGTTGAAGAAACAACGGAAATTAAATTGGTTGCCTATACAAATAGAATTAAAACAGGATTCTCTTTAGAAACAATAAAGGATATTTTTGTGAGTTCAATTCCAAGCGTATTATCAAAATCAGAGTGTGAGAGCAATGAAATTGATGGATGCCAAATAGAATTAATCTCACACGAATTAGACACTTATAAAGTCTATAAAGAGGAAACAAACAGCAATGCCAAGGTGAGAGTTGGTGTTGAATTTGGATTAATTTCAATCCGATATAATATCAAAGCCACCTATCGCAGAGGGTGTCGTGTTATTTGCGAATGTTAATTTAAAAAAATGGCTTATTATCCATCAAATTGCGATGAAAATATTCAAGAGCATAGTTGTGGTGGTTGTGGTGTAGAGTTAGCTCGTGTAAGAAGAGCAGCATTCATCAATAAAACATACTACCCAACATTAATTGCTGATGCTGAAAATCCAGCAGTATGGAACGCAGGAATAGCGAGTGGTGCAATCATTGTAATACCTGAAACACAAGGTGAGTACGATGGCGGAGCTCCACAAATGGGGCAAGGTTATGGCGATTCAGAGGAAACTCTAAACGCTTACTTGTTTACTGCTATGATTAAAGATCCAAACTATGCAGGAAATAGAAATTTTTACAATTCTATAAAAGGAAGTAGAAATTTTCATTTTGCTTATGCTTCAGAAACTATTTTGAGAATATCAGACGAACCGGTTACAATTATACCAACCAATCCAATTGCTAACGATTTAAAGCAAGAAGTTGTTTGGGATGTTCAAGTTAAATGGACATCAGATAATTTTTCTGACGAGTTTGATACTCCAGATGTTTTTACTTGTTATGTTCCGTAAATTAAAGGGGTATTTATTTACCCCTTTTTTTAATTAAATTAATATGTACTATCCATCAAATTGCAATGAAATATCTACTCACGATTGCGAGAGTTGTGAGGTTGAATTAGGCAGAGTAAGGTCAGTTGCATTTGTGCATAGGAGTTATTATTCTACATTGATTGCAGACATTGAAAATGTAAATGTATGGGTAGATGGTAGGGATGACAATAAGATTTTTGTTTATCCATTTGTAAATGGAGAGTTTAGTGGAGGTGCAGCAATTACTGGAAGAGGATTTGCTAAGGCAGAAGAAACATTGATGGCTTATAACTTTAGTTTGGACTTTTTTATTCCAAATTATGAGGGCAATGTAGCACATTGGAACGCTTTGAGGGGTTCAAGAAATTACTATGTGATTTTTTGCACAGAAACAAAGATGCACGTAACAAATAGAGTTTGTACGATTGTTCCAAAGAATGAAATTAAAAATGATTTAAAGCAGGAGGTTATTTGGAGTTGCTCAAGCAAGTGGACTTCTGATAACTTTCCGACAATATACGAGATTGCGGATGGTATATTTGAGTGTGTATCAGTTCCACCAATCACAGAGGGAATAGGAGTTATGATAATAGAATCAACATTCATAGTAGGATAAAAATAAAAATATGGCACAACAAAGTAGGTCAACAATAAAAACATTTTTTGAAACGGGGGATATTCCAACTCAGGCACAATTTGGAGATTCATTCGATAGTCAAGTATTTTGGGTTGACGATGTAGAAACTACATTAGGCACAACAGATACCAAAGTGCCAACAAGCAAGGCGGTAAATGATACGATTGTCTACACCAAAGATGCAAACGCAAATATATTCTACAAGGGTGTTACTGCCACGCTTGGGGCGGGTAGTGTAAGGAATATTTTTCAAGCAAGGGCAACTACAAATGTATTAGGAGTTTCTTGTAACCATAATAATTTTGAGCAAGATGCAAGTGGTTTTACATTTGGAGATAATTTAAGGAATGTAACAATTAAAAGCGGTTCAGTAGGTGCTAATTATACTGCGGGAGGATATTCTTTTTTATACGCCAAAGATTATCCTTCTGAAATATTCAGAAATGCAGAAAACACAGCAAACTACCATAGATACTACGACCCGACAAACGATAGGATTGTATTAACCAATCTTACAACATTAGCGGTTAGTTATATTGGTGGAGGTGGAGGAACGGTTACCTCAGTAAATGCAGGAACAAACATATCAGTAACAGGCACAGCAGCAGCACCTATTATTAATTCATTATCGGATAGATATAAGACCACATCACTATCAAGTGTTTTAATAGGAAATGGAAGCAAGACATTCACCGTTGATGCTAACTTATCTTACATTCCTTTACAAGAGGTGTTGATAGTTTATGATGCAAGTAACCACATGCACGGTGAAGTTACGAGCTATAACTCTACGACTGGTCAACTTATTGTTGACGTTCAACATCACACAGGAGGCGGAACATTTGCAAGTTGGGTTATAAATTTAGATGGAACGCCAGTTGATGCAATAACAGGAGCAGGAACACTTAATAGATTGGCATACTTTACCGCAGCACAAGTAATTGACGATGTTGCAGCAATAACCGCAGCAAGGGCATTGAAGTCAGATGCCAACGGATTGCCTATTCATTTTGACACAGCAACAGAGCCAAGTTTAACAGAATTAGCCTATGTTAAAGGGGTTACTTCTGCAATTCAAACACAATTAAACGCTAAAAGAAAAACAATTCAATCCGCTTCATTAGGAACAGCAGTAACAGGAACAACCTCAAATACATTTTGTAAAGCAATGTTAGTACCTGCCAATACATTTGTGGTTGGTGATGTTCCAATGCTTACCACAAGAATTATAAAAGGAACAAGTGGCTTAGGAACAATTACAGCAAGGGTTTATGTAAACACAGTAGCAAATATTTCGGGTTCACCTATATTATTGGCTACTACTCCTGCACAAATAGCAAGTACCCGTTCTTTTGCTACAATGAGAAATATTGCTATTGAATCTGCAACAGAAAGCATAGTTACTTCGGCAACAACAGCCAATTCAATTGAAGAAGCGGTTACAGCGGTAGCAGAAACAACAATGAATATAGATTGGACAATAGACCAATACATAGTAGTTTCAATTCAATTAGGTTCAAGTTCAGACAATGGAAATTGTAGATACATAATGATTAATTAATTTAGATATGAAAATAAATAATTTAGAAGTAACAAGTAATTTTTTTGAGCAAGTAGATGAAATATCTGTGCATTGTGAATTGGGAGGTTGTATAAGGCTTGTACATATTGTAGATACTGATTTTGAAACAATCGAAGATTTAAAAAAGCAAATTGAAATTTTGACTTTCGATTAATTAATTATATTTGTCAAAAAAAACTATGAAAACTTGGAGAACATATCAATGGGAAATATTAATAGCGATATTGTTAATATTTGCTATTAACTTAGTAATAACAATGGATGCATTTGGAATTACAGCTTTACTAATAGCATTTGCATTAGTGATACATTTTTTTGCAATGGTATTATACGCTATAATCAATGATTAGCCACATCTACATACTTGTAATGTTTTCAGCGATTGCCAAAGCAGCGATGGACAAATTAAACTTTCATTTTTATGAAAGTATTTTTTCAAAGTTAAGCCATAGATTTTGGAACTCAGAATATAGTTGGCAAAACAAATGGAGGGATGGAAAGCCTGAGCTTGGCGAAGATTATCCTTTTAGTTCTACATTGTTTGTATTCTTAACCGATGGATGGCACTTATGTCAATTCATATTTTTAAATACACTTTTTTTAGCGTTATTTTTTGTTTCCTTGCAAGATTTTAGTCTTAGGGAGGCAATCGTACATCTGATATTATTAAGAGCCTTATTTGGGGCTACATTCGAATTATATTTTAAATACATTTTTACTCTTAGATTATGATTACATCCTCAATAGCATTTGGTATTGTTGCCTTGATTTTAGGCATTACTTTTGGCTTAGTAAAAATTATTTACGATATTATAATTAGAAGAGTTGAAAAACTTGAACAAAATGGATTAATAATTCACGATAAAGTTAAGGAGTTGGAAGCGTTTAACACTTACAAGATTGACCAACTAATCAAAGATTTTGCAGAGTTTAAAGCGGTGGTAACACAAAAATTACACAATGATGCAGGGTTTATTAGCGACACAAAAAACGCTATCAAAAGGATGGAGCCTATTATGCAACACTTTGAGAAAATTCAAGACGAACACGAAGAAATGAAATTAACAATAAAACAATTAACAAAACAACTATGAAAATCGAACCAAGAAATTACACGCAAGGGCCACAGGCAATATACAAGAATGGAACTTATAGAGTAATTGCCAACTATCCCGAAAAGAGGGAGGCAAAACTAATATTAAATGGAGTTACTAAGAATATTTCTTACGATGAATTATTTGAAGTGATAACAGAGAGTGAGGCAAATTTGAGGATGTTGGAGGAGGAGGCAAAACAAATGAATGCAAAAACTAATTTATGAAAATAAGCCTAATTTTAGAGAGAGAAGTTTACACTGACAAATCAACAATTGGTAAACTTTACTAC